CCTCTAGCTCAAGAGCTTCTCCTTTAGACAGACCTCTTTCAACTACTGTTACCCAGTCACAAGGAAGCCTACCTTTTCCCATCTGCTCTTCTTTCCAGTTGTGACGTTCCTTAGTATCTCCTTGCATCTGTCCGCAATGCCAAGCACGCCCCTTCTGTCCCATACCGACGTATACAACGTCGTCATCTTCTTTGTAAACATAAACATAGTATGCGTCCATTAGATTTCGTAGTCTCCTCTTGTAATCAATGCTAGCTTAATTTGGTCCAGTAAAAAGTAAAGATCCTGTGTGTCTATGTTGGTGGAGATGACTACGAAGTCCTCTGACTTTACGATGCAGAAAGCGTCGTCGTACTTCTCTAGATCCTCCACTGAAGTAACAGCTGCAAATACTGCTGGTACTGGTACTTTTTCATCCTTGCCTCCGAAGTGCCCCTCAATGACTTTCACTGTATTAACTCCTGTATCAGCCTGTCTACGTACCAGCGACACTTCCGAAGATCCTCTACTGGTTTTTTCTTGTAGTGGTAGCGCCATAAGTACTTCAGTGAGTTGCCCTTGAGATACCCTCTGAACTCTTCTGGTGACATGGACGCTTTGATTGCGTCAATAGCCTCGATGTCCCCCTTGTTGTAATGCTCAGGCTTGGCTACAGCGTCCCATTGTTCAGGCGTGGCGATGTCAATACCCATCTTCGTCCTCCTCTTCAACTTGTAACTCCTCTTCAAACCTGTCCAGCCTGTTAATTAACTTGTCTTCAAAACGGTCCAGCAATTCTTCCGCTGATATCTCCAGTGCTTCCAAAAGATCATCAGGGTCATACATGCGTAGAATCCTTTCCTTGATTTCATCCATTGTTAGAGACATCACTAATTAACTCCTGAACTGTATCTATAGTATACCACATTATGCCTTCTTTGTCACACCATTCTGCCATTGTCATTCTAGCTCCTTTCCTAATCTTCTTGTTGGGATGCATGAGGACAAACACAAGTCGTTGTCCTTTTGGCAAGCTGTCCCTGACGCTAGTGTACTTCTTAGTGTCTCCCTCTCTAAAGAAGCCTTTGCACTCGACAACTGTGCCTGATGCAGCGTGTACAAAGTCAGGACGATAATTACGGTGGATAACATAAGGAATTGTAAACGGTTCATACTCAAACCCCTTTAGTACTTTCGATACGTTCTCCTCGAACTTACTACGGAAGACTGATTTCTGGGACCTTCGGCTCATTGACTACCTCTACTAAAAAACGTGGACCTGTAGAATACGCGAAGCCTCTTACGGAAGGCCAGCATTGCTTTTTGTACGCACAGTAGGAGCATCCGACGGCGAGTTTCTGGTTGCCACTCTTTCCATCTGCGATAGATTCGTAGCAGACTTCTGGCGGTGTCGGTAGCTCCACTAGCTTTTTTACGTGCTTGATCCTGTCGGCTATGTCAAAGGATATCAAGTCGTACACTGGTGCCTGTGTGTCCTCTGAGTCGTACATTAGGTACGTCAAGTGCCCATTCTGCTTGTCCATAGCCAGCCAGCCGAACTTAGTTTCACCTTCTGAGTGCGCGTAGCCTTTGATCTGCGCTACGTACCCAAAAGGATCGTCATAAGCCAGTGACCCGTCCTTGAACTTACGAAAGCCATAGGTGGACACGGACTTCACGTCGGTCACAACCCCGTCAATCTTGCAGTCCATGTGCCCCTTGATGCCTTCGACTTCGCACTGCTTCTGCTCGTCAGTCACCTCGTGTCCAGCTGCGCGTGTAAGAAACAGGAGTAGCTCCTCAATAAGGTGCCCATAGAGGAACTTGACGTAGGTGTGCCCCTGAATCTCTTCACTGGCTTCGACACCGTTGAACAAGTTCCACAAGTAGCGGTCTTCGCGCCCAATGTTGGACATACGGAGTGTTCTGTTGTCACGCTTCTTTTGGACACCGAACTCCTGACGCATCAGGTTCTTGACGTTTTCGCCAAACTGCTCTATTGCAGCGTCGATGTCTACTCCTTCTTCTGCCTCTTTGGTTGACACCAGCTTGTAGATGTCGTCCACCAGGGTGTATACGTTTTTCATTTGTACTCTTCCGCTATACCGGAGATGACCTCTTTGGCTTGCTCCGGTGTGCATTTGAACCACTCGCCTTTACGCTCGTAGGTCTTCTCTAGTTCAGCATGTGCTGTTGCTTCTGCTTGTCTCCTGTCACTAACAGCCCAGAAGCTGTGCAAGAAGTAGTCTCTGAATGGTGAAGAAGTCTGGTAGCCATTCAAGCGGTCCTCAGAATCAATAGCCATTCCTACTTTAACCCATCCGTCGAAGCTTGGATTAGTAATGATGTACACCTGTCCTTCCACACTCAGTTCATACTTAGCCAAACTACTGAACGCTGCGTCTTCAAATGTCTTGTACCGTCCGGGCTTGTGTAGTGGATGGTCTTTCCTAATATACTTCCCGTTTACGTACATTTGTTTTTTATTATGCACCAACGATCTCTGTCTTACTTTTTCAGGATTGTCTTTATAGTACTTGCCGTCTACTTTTGCATAAATCATTCGTACTTCTCCTTAGTGTGTCTCTGCCCAGGTTGTTCCGACTTTGTACTCTCCGTCGAGTGGGCACCGGAGGTTAAACTCCAGACCCGCCGCCTTGAGGCACTCGACTGCCAGCCAGCCGTACTTCTCAGCTTGTGCTTCAGCGACTTCTGCTTGAACTTCGTCATGTATGTTCCCTATGAACTTGTAGTCAATCTTCCACAGCTTTGCGTACTCATCCAGCAGGACCAGTGCTTTCTTCATCACGATTGCACCAGCAGCCTGCAAGAGTGTATTCAGTGCCGCGTGTTCTGACCTGACTCTAAGAAGTCGTCCATCCAGTCCAGTGAGATAGCCTCGTGCAGCTGCTCTGCCAACTCGTTCTCGAAGACCTGCAAGAGCAGGTGTATTTGCGAGAAATCTTTGCTTAAGTCGTGCGCCATCTGCCGCGCTTCCTCCAACGACAGTTCCGATTTTGGCATCTCCTGCTCCATAAAGGAAAGCATAGATGAAAGTTTTTGCTTGAGGTCTAGTTTCAAGACCCGCAGCCATTTGGTTTCTTGTGTGTATGTCTTCCGTGAGAAGGACATTGGTAAACTCCTTGTCGTCCATGTAGTGTGCCAGCATCCGTAACTCAAGCCCACTAGCGTCAAAACCCACGAGCTTCTTGCCACTTGGGACTGTCCAGCATGATCTACATTCGTGTCCGTATGGGCTGTAGCTTGCTGGTACTTGTGCCATGTTGGGTGACTGGTGGGTCATACGTCCAGTGACTGCTCCGTTGCTGATGACTCTGCCATGGACTCTACCGTCGTCCTTCACATGCTCCAGCCATGAGTTCACCTGTGCGTATCTCTTTTGTAGCATCAAGTACTCACTCACTGCTTTTGCTTCCGGAAGATCAATGGTGTCCAGGACAGCTTCGTCTACTATCGGATTGCCTTTGTCCGTAACCTTCGAGAAGACCACACCAAGCTCAGATAACCTCTTCGCAATCTGCTGTCTAGACCCGACGTTGAAGACTTCCACTTTGTCCTTAAGACGTTTACCAGTCTTCTCAGACCACCGCTGATGGACAATCGGTGGAAACTTCTCCTGTAACTCCTCTTCGATTTCATTCATCTTCTCCTTGAATGTTGCACACAGTTCTCTGGCTAATGCTTGGTCCAGGACCCAGCCATTGCGTTCCTGCTGCTGTACAATGCACTGGACTTTGTGTTCCAGCTTGATTGACTCAGCGGAAAACTCACGCATCTCCTGCTTCAGCTTCTGGTGTACTGCTTCTGTGACCTTCACGTCCTGGATGCAGTAGTTGACCAGTTCTTGACTAGTTTGTGACCAGTCATCATGGTCACCTTTTGGGAAGCCAAGTTCGTTACCCCAGTTCCTCAAAGAGTGCCCACCTGACTTACTTGGGTCATACAAACGGGACAACACCAGTGTATCTATGATCCTCTCAGACGCCACAGAAACGCCCCAGAGACGCTCTAGGACTGGCATATCGTAGCCTATTAGGTTATGCCCAACGACGCTCACAGGGCTTCTCAGGGCCTCTGAGAGGGTGTCTGGGGTAGTATGGACGGTAGAAACACCATTTTCCATAGTTACTACGCACCAGATCTGCGTCGGGTTCAAACCATTGGCTTCCAGGTCCAGGTAAATCAAAAGTCATCTCCGATATGTGGGTTGGGTACTTCTGAGAGTCTACCTGTTGTGCGGTCATAAGCAAGCCAACAAGCAGGACCAGTTTCACCAGTGTAACGATTCTTGAGGACACGTACTGTTGTCGTGTTTCGGATGTCTTCGTTCTCATGCTGCTGGTCTCGCTCCATGCCTATGACAATATCGGACAACTGGGCTATCGCTTGGGACCCTCTGAGTTCACCCAGGCTGATCTGTGCACCGTCTTCATGTGCTTTACCCTGTGACCTACGCAGGTGGGACACGAGGAACAAGCCAACTCCGGTTTCAGCTACGAGCGTCCTGAGCTTCGTCATGATTTCGTCAATGGCCTTACGCTCGTCACCCGACTCCTGAGAGGACACAACAATACTCAGGTGGTCAAGGACGATGAACTTGCAGTCCAGTGCTTTCGCCATGTACCGCACTCGTGACAAGAGGTTGTCAGCTGACGTTGAACCCCAGTGGTCAAACAAGTAGTACCTGCCAGTGCCCAGTGTGTCCTCCCAGTAGGGACGCAAGTGTTCAACTGGCGTGTCCTCTTCCAGGTGTAACGGACGGTTAGCAGAGACTGACATGATGCCCAACGTGGTCCTAGCTAGGTCCTCTTCCAGAGCCAGGACACCGATGTTGCCACGGCAACGCTTAAGTAAGTCGTACTCCAACTCACGTATGAACTGGGACTTACCCATGCCGCTACCACTTGTGATGGTCACGAGTTCGTATGGTCTGTGTCCCCTCGTGAGTAGGTTCAAGCCGTCCCATGGATACGGTGTGGACTTGACTTTCCTCTTTTCTACCAGAGTGTCCCAAGTGTCCACGCCAGCCACAATACCGTCAGGTCTGTAGGTCTTGGCGTTCCACCAGGCTTGCGTGAAGTCCTTCACACGGTTAGCCATCAGCATGTCACTGGCGTCTTTCAACGGCAGCTTCACGATCTTCAGCTTGTTGGGACTGAAGAGGTCCTTGACTTGTTCCAGAGCAGCGTCACCAGCTTTGTCATTATCGAAACACAGAACCACTGTCT